CCTTCAGCGGTGACTGCACCTCCAGCAGTGACTGCACCTCCAGCAGTGACTGCACCTCCAGCAGTGACTGCACCTCCAGCAGTGACTGCACCTCCAGCAGTGACTGCACCTCCAGCAGTGACTGCACCTCCAGCAGTGACTGCACCTCCAGTAAGCCGTCCGACATTCAGCACAGTAGGCCAAACACGGTTGTACGATTTTCTTCAAACACCCGGTCTGACAGATGCACAAATTGCTGCGCAGATGCGGCGACTAAATGTTGGTCCAGAAGCAGTGGCTGCTATGACTGGTGTGCCACTTGACCAAGTTATAAGCCGGTTTACTACGCGCACAGGAATTCTTGATGCTGTAGCACCTCCAGCAGTGACTGCACCTCCAGCAGTGACTGCACCTCCAGTAGTGACTGCACCTCCAGTGGTGACTGCACCTCCAGTAAGCGGCCGAACATTTAGCACAGTAGGCCAAACACGGTTGTACGAGTTTCTTCAAACCCCAGGCCTGACAGATGCACAAATTGCTGCTCAGATGCGGCGATTAAATGTCGGTCCAGAAGCAGTGGCTGCTATGACGGGTGTACCACTTAATGAAGTTGTAAGTCGGTTTACCACGCCCACAGGAATTCTTCCTCCAGCGGTAACTACGCCTCCAGCAGTGACTACGCCTCCAGTAGTGACTGCACCTCCAGCAGTGACTACACCTCCAGCAGTGACTACACCTCCAGCAGTGACTACGCCTCCAGTAGTGACACGCCCAACATTTGGCACGGCAGGTGAAACTCAGCTTTACAACTTTCTGCAAACGCCTGGCCTGACAGACGCGCAAATTGCTGCTGAAATGTCGCGGCTAAATGTCAGCCCAACACAAGTTGCTGCCATGACGGGTGTCCCACTGGACCAGGTTACAAATCGGTTTACAGTTAGAACACCCAACGTAGTCAACACCACAACCAACCAAACAGATTTCCAAAGATTTCTGCAAACTCCTGGCTTGACAGACGCGCAAATCTTGGCTGAGATGAACCGATTGGGAATTAGCCCAGGCCAAGTTTCTAATATTACTGGCGTGCCAGCCGACCAAGTGCAAAATCGCGTCAGCAATTTGCTGCCATTTTCAAACGCCACTCAAGGCTTTCAGCAAAATTTCCAAAACTACACATCAATTCCAATTGGTGCGCAGTACAACCCTGGCGCTGTTGGTGGGACTGGATCGCCTTACAGCCAAATCATGGGGCAGATGGCTCCTGTTGGAAACCCTTACGCTACAGCCCGAAGCGGCTTGGCAATGGGTGGCTATGACCCCAACATTTACAACCCGAATTTGCTTTCGGATTTTGTGAGGCAGCGTGCCAGCGAATTGGCTGCGCAAAACACTTCAGGCGGTGTGGTAGATGTAAGTGGCGGTGGCGATGCTGGTGGTGGAAGTGGGGCAAGTGGGGCAAGTGGCGGGACCACAGGCGTAGGCGGCGGCATGAGTAACAGCGGAGAAGGCGGCGCTGATGCAGGCTGGTACAACGGCGGCTTGATTGACCGTGTTGCTGGCGCAAACCCGGCAGGCCCAGACGATGGCCAGATCAATGCCCAAGTCGGCGAATACGTCATCAAAAAATCATCCGTTAATAAATACGGCAAAGGCTTGCTGGACATGATCAACTCAGGCAAGATTCCAGCCAAGAAAATCAAATCACTTTTGGATTAAGGGGTACAAAATGTCAAAAGGCGGCGCACCAGATGTGACAACCAACGCGGTTGATCCAGACATCAAACAGGCATTTTTAGCCAACTTCCAAAATGCACAGGGCGTGGCCAGTGCATTGCCTACCCAGCAATTTGCCGGGTTCAACCCGATGTACCAAGCAGGCGAGGAAGCATTAGTTAACACAGCTTTGGCTGGCCCAGGCATCACAGGCACTGACTTGGCCGCGCAGATGGCTGCATATGGCGGTGTGTACCAGCCAGCCATGCAGACTGCTGGACAAGCCAACCTTGGCATGACAGGCCCAGGCAACATTGCCAGCTACATGAACCCCTACACCAGCCAAGTGCGTGCTAACGCATTGGCTGACTTGGAGTCTTCACGCCAAGCGGCCATCCAGCAAACTGGTGAACGTGCCATGCAAGCCAAGGCTTTTGGTGGATCGCGCCAAGGTGTGGCCGAGGGCATCACCAACTTGGGCTTTGCCAAGCAGGCCGGAACACTTGGCACGCAACTCAACGAAAACGCATTCAACAATGCGGTGCAGTTGCAGGCTGCTGACTTGGCACGCCAACAGCAAGCAGACGCGGCTAACCAAGCTGCTGGCTTGTCGGGTGCTCAGTTGCGTCTTGGCGGTGCGCAGCAGCTTGGCAGCTTGGCTGCACAGCAGCAGGCACTGCGCCTTGGTGGTGCGCAAGCTGTCATGAGTGCAGGTGGTGCGCGTCAAGCAGCCGACCAGCAGCAGATGGATGCCATCCGAAACATCGGTTTGCAGCGCCTTGGCATTGTTCAGTCCAGCTTGGGTGCAACCCCCGCAAACTTGGGCGGCACTGTGTCCACACCCACCTACAGCAACCCGGCTGCTGGCGCATTAGGTGGTGCTTTGGCTGGCGCTCAGTTGGGCAGCGTCATTCCAGGTGTTGGCACAGCCGTTGGAGCTATTGGTGGCGGGCTGCTTGGCCTGCTGCGTTAAGGAGTAACACATGGCTGAATTTGATTTCAATCTCGGTGCGCTTTTTGGTGGCGACACCACCACTGGCATCAATGCCCTATTGAGTGCTGACCAGCGCAAACTGATGAGCCGCAACGCCAACCTGTCTGCTGCTGCTGCATTGCTGCAAGCTGGTGGCCGCAGCCGCGCCCCCGTCAACCTTGGCCAAGCCCTTGGCGCCGCTTTGCAGGCTGGGCAGCAGGGCTATCAGCAGGCGCAGGCCGGATCGCTGCAAGAGTTGCTGCTGGGTGAGAAGTTGAAAGAGGCGCAGGCTGCACGAACAGTGCAGACGCAAGTGGCTGGGGCATTGACTTCTACACCCAAAGTGCTTACCCCAGCGCAGCAGGCTTTGGCCGCTCCGGGCGGTCAAGTTGGCCCAACAGTTGAACGTGCTCAAATGGCTAACGCCATGCCAGAGATGACGCCCAACCAGATCAAGGCCAACCAATACCAAAGCGCAGCCGACATCTTGGCGGCATCTGGCCGCATTGCTGATGCCGAAAAGTATCAGAACATGGCTGAGAAGTTGAACCCCCGTGTTGAAGTGGTGGGCCAACCTTTTGAAGTAACAGACGCGACAGGCAAACCAATTCTTGTGCAGCAGTTTAAAGACGGCAAGCTGCAAACCATGGCTGGCTACGGACCTAAGCGTGAAGTGGTGTTGCAGAACCTTGGCGGCCAGACTGTGGCCGTTAACAAGTCAGCACTGCGCGGTGGTGAGACATTCCAGCAGACCATGACGCCTGGTGAAGTTGCATCCAACCAGGTGGCTTTGGGCAACTTGGCTGTGTCGCGTGGCCAGCTTGGTGTGGCTCAGGGCGGATTGAACTTGCGCCAGCAAGAGTTTGCGCGTGGCGGTTATCAAATCAAGGAAGGGCCAGATGGCATGATGTACGTGCCATCTGCCCCGGGTGGTACGACCATCCCTGTAATGACAGCGGCTGGCACTCCATTTGAGGGTGCTGGCGCAAAGCCAACAGAAGACCAAAGCAAGGCGGCTGGTTTTGCCTTCCGAATGGAGCAGGCATCGAAAATTTTTGCTCAGCCTGCATTGGACAAGGCTGGCAACCCAATGCTTGATACCAAGACGGGAAAGCCAATTACTCTTGAGCAGGCCTATGGTCAGCCAAACAAATATCAGTCAATTATGCGAGCCATCCCCAGTGCTGGGTTGACCACTGGCATTGCAAATCTTTCTGAAGATGTTGGCCGCCAGCAATATCGCCAAGCTCAAGAGAACTGGGTCAGCGCAAACTTGCGTCCTGAATCTGGCGCTGTTCTTGGCACTGAGGAGATCCAAAAGGAAATCATCAAGTATTTCCCGCAGACAAGCGATGATGCCCAAACCATTGCACAAAAAGCCAAAGCTAGACGCGACACTGAACTGGCCGTTAAAGTCCGAGCAGGTCCGGCTTTTAAGCAAATGCAAAAAGCTGCGGCCCAAGCTGAAGCGGCTGCCCCATCTATGCAACAACCTGCGCCAGGTGCAGCAACTGCTAACATGATCCCTGGGGCACCAGTTTGGGACCCAGTGAAAAAACAATATGTTTATCAATAAGGTGTGACCATGACTCAGTATGTAAATGTTTTGGGAGTTGGTCCTGTCGGCTTTCCTGACGACATGAGCAAAGAGCAAATTTCTGAAATACTGAAAAAAATGCCACCACCAATGGCTGCTGCTCAAGCTAAGCAGCCCGAAGCATTTACAGACAAATTGCTTAACAGTCCTGTCGGCGGCGTTCTGCGCGGATTGCGAGACATCCCAGACGCTGGTGCGCAATTGTTGACACGAGGCTTGGAGGCCATTGCTCCATCAGGCTCAAGCCTTGAGCAATTTGCGCGAGAAGAGCGCCGGAAGGTCGAGGACATCAACCGACAAGCTGAACTTGAATACCAGCAAAAGTGGCGTCAAGGCCAAATGCGCCAAGGTGAAATTGATGTGGGCCGTGTTGGTGGAAACATTGCTGGCACATTGCTGCCATCTACAGCAGCAGTCCGCGCCCTTGGCGCAACCACTGCACCAATGCGTGCTGGAGCCATTACTGGCGCAGTTGGTGGGGCCTTGCAACCAGTTGCAACGCCACCGTCCAGGGATGCAGCATTGTCTGATCTTGTTACGGGTCAAAATCCACAAGGCATGACAACGCCTGAATTTTTTGCTCAAAAAGTTGAGCAGATTGGTGCTGGCACTGCACTTGGCGCTGGCGCTGGCTATCTTGGCGACAAGCTATCCAACATTTTGTTTGGCGCAAAGCCAACAGCAATGCCAGGCCAGCCCGGCGCCAGTGGCGCTCAAGTCAATGTGACAACAACGCCAACGGCCACTGCCACTGGCGGAGGATCAACACTCGGGGCCATTGGGCCTGATCCATCCGCTGGCTTGACATCAGCGCAGCAAGCAATTCTTGGTCGCGGCAAGGAAATGGGCTTCCGCACCACACCCGGACAGGAAACAGGCTCACGGTCCTTGCAGCAAATGGAGGCTCGAATGGAGTCCAGCCCATTTACATCTGGACCATTTAACACGCTGAAAGAAACCAATCAGCGTGTATTGAATCGCGCCACAGCACAGGCCATTGGCGTCAATTCTGATGAGTTAAGCAATCCAGTTCTGGCTCAAGCTCAAAGACAAATCAGTGATGTTTACAAGAAGGTTGCAAGTCCAGATGTCAAGCAACTTGATGGCAACACAATTCAAACAGGCATTGAAATTGTTGATAAAGCCTTTGAAGGCCTGACAACTCAGCCTTTGAGATCAAACATTTTTGTGAAGCAATTGGAAGACCTGGCTGCCAAGGGAGAAGCCAGTGGCACGCAATTGCAGGCGCTGTCTTCAAAGATTGGCAAGCGTGCCAAAAACGAGATGACAACAGCAATGGGTGATCGCGAACTTGGCAGTGCTTTGTTCCAATTGAAAGAGATGGTTGATGATGCGCTGGCTCAAGGGCTTTCAAAAGAGCAGCAGGCGGCTTTTCAGCAAGCCCGTGCCAACTACAGAAATCTGATGACGATCCGGTCCAGCCAGGGGGTTGTTAACCCATCAAGTGGCAATGTGTCTGGATTGAATTTGGCCAGCGCCTTGAGCAGAAAAGATCCCCAAGGATTTGTTTTTGGCTCAAATCAAACGCCCATGTATGAGGCTGCAAGATTTGCGCAAGCATTCAGGCCAATTGTTGGTGATTCTGGAACCGCCACACGCTCAATGGAATTAAGCCCGTTAAGCGTAATGCTGTCTGCCCCAACCAACATTGCAGCCCGTGCCTACACAGCACAACCAACTGCAAATCTGGCGTCAAGAATGCAAGCTGGTGTTGCGCCAAGCACTGATATGGCAACACAGGAATTGCTGCGCAAAATGTTTCCAACTACTGGCGCGGCTGGCTTGATTAGTCTTTTGGGCCAGTAATTGCAGACCCAAAAAACGCAGCCACTAAAGGATCGCGTTTAACCACGCGCCTTTTCTGTCTGCGCTTGGCCTGACCAAAATCTTTGTCATCTGCTGACATCTTGGCGCGAAACGCCTGAACGCGCTGTGTGCTGGTCCGGCCAGTCTTGGGTGGGCATGGCACATCATCACCAGGGCCAAGCGCATACTGTGGACGCCAACGGTAACTCTCTCCAGCCTTGGCCCAGCCAGCTATATGCACCAGCTTCTCAGCGTGCCAAGCCTGCAATGCTCTTTGCACCACACGGCGGTTGGCAAACACAATGTCCACCAACTCACGGTCACACCTTGGTCTGCCATCTGCCATGGCCAGCAGCAGGCTTGGCTTGACGCGCGGCTTTAGTCCAGCCGTCACTTGCCACACTCCAACGCATCTTTTTCTTGTTGCTCAAGCGCCAGCAAGAACAACACACAGCAGCCAACGTGCGCCATGTGAGACAGCCCTGTCTCTGGATCGGTTCTTTGCCCCTGCGCATAAGCAGCCATGTGCCTGAACGCTGCGGCCAGATAACGGGTCTTTCCGTTAGAAACCAACTTCCAGTTGTCGCGTGCATATTTCTTAGCCCCAAGGTCCAAGACCTTGACGATCTCTTCCACACTGCCCCACGGCAGCAGTGTGTAGTCTGGCTTTTCTTGGTCGAACTTCATCCCAGTCATTTCAATGTCTCCACATCTTTGCGGTGGACACGGCCATAGTGCATCAGGCTTGGCAGCTTGAAGGCATCCATTGCATTGGGTCGGCCAGTGTATGGCAGCAACTCCTTGCCATCGTATTTGCCAGCCATCTTGTTGATCATGGTGGGTGGAGTTTTAATATATTGGTCGGCCATTTTGGATGCATCCTATGAGGTATTGAAGGTTCTGAACCAAGCGCCATGCAATGTCTGACGATTGCAGGTCGCTGGGGCAATTGCGCACAGCGTGCGCTGGCAGTGATGTGCCCTTGGCACGATCCAATGCGTGTTGAAGCTGGACCTCCAGTTCGGGGAGGTCATCCATGGTCAGGTCTTTGACTCTCATGCTGACAGCCCAAAGAACAAGCAGGCCGCCAAGCCGAGGCCAATGGCCAAGGCTGTGAGGATGTCAAGTGCAGCCTCTGCGCGTGCATTCAGCTTTGCATTCTTGACTTGGTAGTGCTGGTGATATTTTTGATGTTTCATGTGGTTCTCCTGTTGTTGGTGAAACGTATTATGCACTAAATTAAATCAGCACACAACAACCCTACAAGACAGTCAACTATTAACATCTAGCGCAAGTAAAATGCAGCCATGAACTCTATCCACGACATCCGAGACTTGGCCCGTCTGCACAAAATCCAGATGAAGCAGGTTTGCACCCTGGCACAAATACAACAGCCCCAGGTCAGCAGATGGCTGAGTGGGGCTGTTGATCCTCTGTGGACCTCAGTCAATCAGATGGAGGCGGCACTATTTCAGTTGATAAGACAACAGGCTGAGACAGCCCCTTGCGAAGCAGAAGCCGCACCAGCGCAGCCTTAGACAGTCCCAAGGCATTTGCTGCGGCCTCCAGCTTGTCCAACAGTTCCTGATCGACATGAGTGCCAATCATCACCGTTTTGGCCATCGACTTACCAGTCATCACTGCCAGCCTCTGCTGGCGCAGCAGCAGGTGATGCACCTCGCGTGATGCCAAAGTCATCAGCAGCAGATGGCTTTGCACCACCAAGCGGCTGACCCTTCTTCACCAACAAGATGTTGTTCAGGCCAAACGACACACCGTTATTGCCTGCCTGCGAATACGCATACGCATTCAGGCTGGCCCGGATGTAATCGCCACTCACGATGTCATCAGTGCCAATCAGGTCATTGCCGTGTGTGTCGATCGCGCCAGGCTTACTGGTGGACTTCACGTTGCAGAAGAAATGGCCAGCGTATTCACGGCCCAAGGGAGAGCCATCAGTTTTGGTTTCTGTGTCGCCATCACGCAAAGGATTGCGCACGTTCTTGGGAACCTTGTCGCCAAACTTGGCAACCAATGCCTCCTTTGCCGCAGCCTTCATGGCCGCCAATGTTGCCGTGTCGGTCTTAGGAATCAGAATCTGGGTGCTGAATTCGTCTTTGCCATTCATCTCATTCTTGCGAGATTGCAGGGCCGAGAAATAAGAGGTTCGCACCTCGCCAGTCGTTACGCGTGTAGTCATGATCGTTTCTTTCAGTTGATCGTTTAAAGGTTTTCAACCACATCAAATTGATGCAGCGATTGCACTTTAGCACAAATAAAGTGCTTGTGTAAAAGATTTTTACACCGCACAATGTGGGTTCATTCAACCGCTAAACCAGGGAAACCGATGCAGCTATACCCGCACCAAGAAATCTCCAAGCAGTTCTTGCTGGACAAAAAGAGGGCTATCTTGGCCGACCAGCCGAGGGTTGGCAAGACACTTCCAACGGCAGCCGCAGCCCTTGAGAATCTCCCTGCCCTGATCGTCTGCCCGGCCATTGCCAAGACCGTGTGGGAGGCTGCATTCAACAAGCTGTCTGATGTCTCTGTGCGCGTCATCAGTGGCCGCAATGACGCTATGCGCACCACCAGCGACAAGGTGGTGATCGTCAACTACGACCTGCTGCAATACTTCAACAACGCTGGCTTTCAGACCCTGGTACTGGATGAATGCCACCGCATCAAGAACCCCAAAGCAGCACGCACCAAAGCGGCCATGCTGCTGATGAAGAAGATTCCCAATGTGTATGCCCTTAGTGGAACACCAATTCCAAATCGCCCGATTGAACTGTGGCCCATCTTGCATGGCCTGAACATTTACCGTGGCGGCTGGTTTGATTTTGCTGCCAAGTACGCCAAAATGTGGACAGCCCCATGGGGCTTGGACACCAGCGGCGCGTCCAACATCCCTGAACTCAAGGCGCTGATGAAGCCCCATGTGTTGCGCCGCAAAAAAGAAGACGTCTTCAAAGACTACAAAGACCCGCAGGTATCACTGATCACCTTTGATCTGCCAAACGACAAACGTGAGCAGCAGTTCGATGCCGATGCCTTGGTCGCCAACCCGAACGCCATCATGGCCTTTGAAGGCTTGGCCGAGATCATGAAAGAAGCAGGTATGCGTAAGGTCAAGCCAGCAGCCGAATTCATTGATGACCTGCTGCAAGCTGGTGAGCCTGTTGTCGTTTTCGCGCACCACAAAGATGTGGTGGCTGAATTGGTCCAAGAACTCAAGGCCCACAAGCCCGTCACTGTTGTCGGTGACACGCCACGCGCACAACGTGACAAAGCCATCGAAGACTTCCAGGCTGGCAAGGCCAAGTGCATCATTGGCAATATCGCTGCTATGAGCGAGGGTGTGGACCTGTCTGCCGCAGACACCATTGTCTTTGTCGAATGCACATGGTCTACCAGTGCGCTGGAGCAGGCATCCAGCCGTGTCGAGAACATCACCAAGAACGGCATTGCGCCTGTGATCTACATCCTGACCATCAGGGCATCACTTGATCACACAGTGCTGGCCAAGGTGCTGAAGAAATTAAACGTAGTCAACCAAATCATCTAAGGACCACCATGCAACACACTGAACGCAAACACGCACGCCTGTCAGCATCACGCGCTGAACGATTCATGACCTGCCCAGGCTCTGTGCGGCTGGAAAACCAGATGCCCTATGAGCCAGCAGGTGAGGCCGCAGCCATCGGCACGCACATCCATGAGTTGTCCGAAAAACTGCTGAGAGGCGAGGAACTTGACAACCCAGACCTCAACCCTGAACACGTTGCCATGGCCCAGGAATATGCCGACTTCATCAACAACCTGGTTCCCAACCCGCGCAAAAAATTGATTGAGGTCAACTTGGATGCAGGCTTGAAGTCCCTGCACCCAGCCCTTGGCGGTACGGCTGATGCCATTTTGGTCGATGGCAACCACCTTCATGTGGCCGATCTCAAGACTGGCCGTGTGCTGGTCGAAGCCGAGAACAACAAGCAACTCATGACTTATGCCCTTGGCGCCATGCGTCAACTGAACGCACCTGCCGACATCATCTGCACCATGCACATCTTCCAGCCCCGCGCTGGCCACTCCAAGTGGACGGTCAACGGTATGGACCTCATCAACCACGGCCATGACCTCATCAATTCAGCGCGTATTGCACTGTCCCCCAACGCCCCCACAAACCCCAGCCCCGATGCCTGCAAATATTGCCGTGCCAAAACCATCTGCCCATCCATGCGCCAGAAGGTCCAAGACACCGCACGTAAAGACTTTGCACCCGATACAGCCATCACCCCTGAGATGATTGAGTTGGCCAAGCTGGCCGAAGATTGGGCTGACGCAGTCCTGACCGCTGCCAAGAAGCAATTAACAAGCGGAGCAACGATTACTGGATGGAATTTAAAACCAGGCCGCAAGACCCGTTTTTGGAAGTCTGAGGAACTGGCTGCTGCCGCCTTGAAAGACTATCCACAAGCCTTTTCCCTCAAATCTCCAGCAGCCATTGCTGACCTAAAGATTGAGGTGTCTGATGAGTTGATTGGTGTTGTTCTGTCAGCCCCAAGTCTTGCCAAAGACAAGGCGAAAAAGTCTGAAGAATAGAATCCCCATTCCCAAAAAGAAAACCCCCGAATGACGCGAATCATTCGGGGGTTGAAGTCCCAACAAAAGGAGAGTAACCGATGACGATTTTACATCTGTGCTACAGTTATTGCACCGCTTGGCAGCGGTATTTATGCAACAGGCCCAGGCCAACCCTTCTGCACGAGTTGCATCGTGTCTGCCAACTGGCCTCGGCCAGAGGAGGGTTGACCTGGGTTTTTTTTGGACCCAAGACATGAAGACAGTTCATCACATCGACCCCAAGCTGGGCGAAACGTTTTCTTTTAATTGCCCGGTGTGTAGGTGTGCACACATTCAGCAAGAAACGTTTGGCAGCCAATCATGGTGGAAATGTCACAACGGACATGAGCTATATGTGAGCCTGTATCAATCAACAGCAACAACCCTGAACCTTGCCTTGATTTATCACAAACAAGATCAGTCAAAGGCAGACCATGGCTAAAAAGACATTTGGATTTATCGCCAAGAACTTGGCAGCCTTGGGCTATGAGCCTGTCCCCATCATCCGAGGCGAGAAGCGCCCTGCTGTGGACAAATGGCAAGCTGGTGGGTGGGAGGAATACACCCAGCAATACGAAACCAACTACACAGGGTTGCTCACCCGGTTCAACCCAGGCGTTGACATTGATGTGTCAGACGATGAACTGGTCCAAGCCATCCGCGCCATCGTTTTTGATGTCGTTGGCTGCCACGAAGTCCCACCTCCACGGCGCATCGGCAACGCTCCACGGGAGTTGCTGCTGTTTCGCACCGAAGAGGAATTTGCCAAAGTATCCACAGCAGCGTATGTCCTCAAGACCGACAAAGCTGATGCCAGTGGCAAGGTCAAAGGCTCAAAGGTCGAGATTCTGGCCAGTGGTCAGCAGTTTGTGGCCTACGCCATTCACCCCGACACGGGCAAGCCATATAACTGGAATGGTGGCGGAGAGCCTTTGGCCATGGAGCGCAGCAAGCTGGTTACGCTGGATGAAGACCAAGCCAAAGAGATCATCGCCAGGTGTGAGGTGCTGCTGTCACTTCATGGCCAACTGGTTGAGCGCAGGTCACTTACTGCCGATTCTGGTGGCACGTTGGAAGATCGCATATCCAATGAGCGCCAAGAAGCCGATGACCCAATCCTTGCGCTGTCCGCAGTTGGCGCAATGCCAAACCCGAACTTGCCGTTTGACGATTGGTTACGCATCCTGTACGCCACCAAAGGCGCTTTGAAGGAAGAAGGCCGCAGCGCCTTCATGCGCTGGTCTGCTAAGTCCATCAAGCACGATCAAGCCTTTGCTGACAGGGAATGGCAAAAGGCCCGGCCAACCATGATTGGCGCTGGTTCCCTGATCTGGATGGCCAAGAAGCTGGGCTGGGCCCCGGTGTCAGCTTTGCAATTGGCCCACAAGTCAGCAGAAGTGGCCAGTGATGTAGATGACGGCGTGTTGCAGTCCTTGGTTTGGCCGCATATGTCTGGTGGCAAAACGCCAAAGCCGCTGAACACACTTGAAAACTTTGCCGCCTTGTCTCGGTTTTTGGGTGTCGAGTACCGCATGAACATGATGACTGGCGAAGAAGTTGTGCGCATCCCAGGCATGAATGTGGCCGAAGGGTGCGAAGCCAACAGTGCCGTCACCAACATGATGAGTCAAGCTAATTTGGTGAGCCTGCCATCCAGCCTGGTGCCGGAATACATGTCAATGCTTTGTGCACAGAACCCGTTTCACCCTGCCCAGCAGTGGGTGGAGTCCAAGCCTTGGGATGGCGTGAGCCGGATGCAGAAGTGGCTGGACACCATCACGGCCAAGGATGAGCCGCTGAAAGTGCAGATGATGCGCCGCTGGGCGCTCAGTGCCATGGCCGCTTTGTATAAGCCTGGTGGCGTCAGCGCCCATGGCGTGTTGACATTGCTGGGCGACCAAGGCATTGGTAAGACAAGCTGGTTCCTGTCGCTTGTCCCGAAGGGTTTGGGCTTTGCCAAGGACGGGATGATCTTGCGGCCTGACAGCCCCGACAGCGTGCGCCAGGTCACAGCCAACTGGCTGGTGGAGTTGGGCGAGTTGGATGCCACCTTTCGCAAGTCTGACATTGCAGCCCTCAAAGCCTTTATCACCCAAGCCAGCGATACATACCGATTGCCTTACGCCCGTAAAAACACGGTCAACCCTCGCCGAACGGTTTTCTTTGCGTCAGTTAATGATTCCAAGTTCCTGTCCGACAACACGGGCAACCGCCGTTATTGGACGATTGACTGCACGGCCATCAATTACAACCACCAGATTGATATGCAGCAGTTTTGGGCCGAAGTCAAAACTTTGTACCAAGCTGGCGAGTCTTGGTTCTTGGATGACGCCGAGTTGGCCAGCCTAAATGAGTCGAATGAGCAGTTCATGACCCTGGACCCAATCGCCGAACGGCTTGAGACAAAACTGGATTGGGATGCGCCCGGATTTGACTGGAAATGGCGAACAGCCACCGAAATCGCGCTGGCAATCGGGTTGGCAAATCCCTCGCGGTCAGACGTTACGAGGGTCGCAACTTACCTTCACAAAACCAAGGGATGCACTGCCCGAAGAACCAACGGAGTTTCCAAAACTTTGATCCCTCCATCGGTTTTTGCTTAAATTGCCAAAAAGGATGCACGTTGCACTAATAGTTGCACTGGTCTGGAATCCGCATGGATACTAGTGTTGTGCAACCTAGTGCAACCTAGTGCATCTACTTTACTTAAAATGGATATAGGTGGATATATGGGAAATATACATACACACAATACAAATAAAAAGGTTAAGGAAATTGGTTGCACTGTTGCACTGGTTGCACTGCCGCCTTTTTTGGATGATGACCGGGTTTGCTGCATCACTTGCCAGCATTGCGGAACAAAAGACGCCGACGAGTTTGTGAACTTGGATCGGGCAAAAGAAATGAAAGCCATTGGCAAGCGACTAGGGATGGCTGGTGACAAATTTGAGCAAAAAGGCAAGTGGCTAAGAATTCATTGGATTGAAGATCATTGCCATGCAACCGGCTTATCGCCGCAACCAAGCCAACTGAAGCACCGATGCCATTTGTACTTAAAGGCAAATGCACTGCCTGCATCGGTAGAATCCGATGCATGGTGGCAAGACTGAGAAAGAGCGTTGAACACACTGAACAGGTCAAGCTGGTGCAGCGTGTTCGTGCGTTTTACCCAGACACCATCATTGCGGCTATACCGAATGGGGGCGATAGAACGGCCTCAGAGCGCGTTAGGCTGCATATGGAGGGGGTACTGGCTGGAATGCCAGATTTGTGCGTTCTGGAGGCTTGTGGTGGCTTCCATGGGCTGTTTGTGGAGATGAAGACGGCAACAGGGCAGCAAAGCAAGGAACAGAAGGCTTTGCAGTTAGCATTAAACGCAAACGGTTATCTGTGCGCTGTCGCACGTTCAGCCACAGAAGGCTTTGAAATCATTAAGGGGTATTTGAATGGCGAGAAACTCATTGGCTGAAATTGCTGACCAAGGCGCAGCCAACATCGCAGCAGCACAAACACGCAAAGCAGAGGTCAGCCTGGCCAACAAAGCAATTCACGCATTCGGTGGTGAAGATGCCGTGATTGAATTCATTGCATCGGGCGGTACGATCTCCGCGCTGTGCAAGTTATTGGGGTTGGGGAATACGACCTTTGACCGATGGGTCGAGAAAGGGGGCGAGGCACGCATGGCTGCCTACGCGCGCGCCCGTGTGCGTGCAGGGCAGAGTTTAGCCGAACAGACCATCGACATTGCGGACGCAGCAAGCCCTCAAGAGGCGCAGGTGGCCAAGTTGCGGGTAGACACCAGACGCTGGCTGGCCAGCAAACTGTCCGAGGAATTCAGCGACAAGCAGCAGCCACTTGTCAACATTGACCTGGGAAGCATGGCGCTCGATGCACTGCGCAAACGAAGCATTACGCATACCGAAGACTGACAGTACTTCCTACAACGTCCATTATGTAAAGTCGATACTGAGTTATCCACAGATTAATGGATACGTTTGGCGTAGCCTATAAGTTATCCATAGGAATCTGTGGATAACTTTGGCCAAAATCTGTGGATAGGTTCTGACAGGCTGCTGGACCGGCTGGCCGCGACCCCCCCCATCGGGCCGCGCGGCGGGGGGCGGCTGCTGCTGCGCCTAACATCTATCCGCAGCCGTGCATCCAAAAAAATTTTTTAAAGTAATTTACAAATACCCTTCATTTGCGCTAAAGTGCAATTTCTTTAACAGGAGTAAACGATGAACACGACATTACTTATCAAGGTCCGCACCTTATTCCCCCACAGCCGTCACAACCAGAAGCAGTGGGTCAAAAGCATTCGCCATCTTGGCCCCAAGTGGCTGGTGGCCCAGCCGCAGGCCAGAGAGGCTTTGATGGCGCAAGCTGCCGGGAGGATGGTATGAGCACGAAGCACCAAGTTTTTTTGATTGGTGGAGTGGTGGCATCGGCGCTGATCTCCGCCACCACCATCTGGCTGGTCCTGTACCTGACGGGGGTGTTATGACTTTCATCATCAATTGGTTTAAACGCTGGTTCACCCCTGTGCCGCCAGCAGTCACTGACGAGCATTGCCCCTACTGTCACGGCATTGGCTATGACAGCAGCGGATTCACTTGCACTTGCTTAAGGGAGAAGAAATGAGAGACACGATAGACATGGCCCGTGAGGCAGGGATGCGTGACTGCACTTGTAGCGGCAGTATGGGATGCCTCAAAGCCTTTGAAGCCCTTGTCCGTGCTGATGAGCGCAACCGCACATGGACGCAAGAGCATTGGACTGAGTACGAGCGCAGCATTGCAGCCCAAGAAAGAGAGGCGTGTGCAAAAACAAGAGCCGGGAAGCCAAGAGAATTGAAACCTGTTGGTCGAGGAGCCTTTTTGGACGAGCAACAATTTTGTTTTGACAAAGGATGGCGTGAAGGCGCTGCATCTGTTCGCGCCGCCATCCGAAACAGGGGGAACACTATGACCGACAAACAAATGCAAGAGCCTTTGGCGTGGAAGTGGCATCAAGCCCCTGTCAAAACCTTATGGGGTCACGATATGGTTGTGGCCGATCTCGCCATTGACAAAGACAACACGGTGTCTGTTTGCTGTGAGCGCGACCAAACCGCCAAGGTCGAAGCCATGTTCACCCCACCCGCAGCACAGCGGCAATGGGTTGAGATGAGCGATGCACGAATCAAAGGTATTTTTTCTTATCACGGACAGTCTGCTTCAGGAAAAGATTTGCCAATGCTGCGCGTTATTGAGGCCATGATTAAGGAGAACACATGACCCC